CGCCTTCTTGCGTTCCCTCACGATAAGACGAATTTCGTCCCAGCGGACCGTGGTGAGAACGAGATCGCCGAACTTCTCGTCCATTCCGTTGTACTTGCCCAGCACGATCTTGTCGCCCACCTTGACGTCTATGTGCTCGATGACACCCTTGCCGATGGCGAGGATGGTGGCTTGCGGCACGGCGGTGATGGACGAATTCGGTACGATGATGGAGCCTATCTTGACAGCGTCGGGTGCGGATTCGCGTTGCACAAGCAGCCATTCGGATACAGGCTCGAAGTAGATTGGCATGGATATAACCCTCCCTGTGGGTCTAATACTTAATCGGGAAGACGAAAAAAAAGCCCCCCGGAAACTGACTTGGAAACCGGGGGGCTTTTGCTAGGTCAGGCTGTTTTTAGTAGCCTGATGGAACTCCGGCGTTCGGGAACACGACCCCGCCACGCGGGTTCGAGTTGCAAACGTTCAGAGACGTGATGTAGTAGAAGATGTGCGCGGACAGGACGCCGGTTCCGTAAAGCGGGAAGACCGACTGGCCCTTGACCTCGTAAAGGTCGGGGGCCTTCATCTCGCCGATGGCCCAATACTTCGGGCAGATGCCGTCGATGCGTGCCTTTGAGGCGTGCGTTGAGACAAGGACTTCCTTGCCCATGAACGTCGCCGGGGCGTTTTCCTTGCCCATGTCCAAGCTGCGGTCGCCCTTCAATTCCTGCTGGTTGACGATTGAGACCTGAAGCTGCAAGTCTTCGATTGCCGCTTCCTGGTCCAAACCGCAATAAAAAAACAGGTCTTCTAGGGCCGGTGTGTCCGCGCCCAACGCGGTGCGGAGCAACTGTAGACCACGGCGTCCGTAAGGAACCGTGATGAAGTTGTTCTTTAGGTCCACGGTGGGGGTGCTCAGCCTGCCGGGGAAATTCGCACGATTGAGGGAGTTCAGTGTTCCGACCGTCGCGTTTGTCTGATAGGCCTTGATGCCCATCAGCGATGAGTTAGCCGCGCCGACAAGGGATGACGAACTTGCGTTCACCATCACGGAGTAGGCTGTGCCGCTTGTGATCCCGCTTAGAGCAGTGGAAAACCACAGCGTGGCGTTCGGTGCGTCAACGTAGCTGATGGTCGCGGACGAGATGTACGCGCCGCCGACGTTGAAGAACTGGACGATCTGTTGGTCCTGGAACTGGTTGGGATTGGTCACGCCGCTGATGTACGATGTCTCAGCGCCCGTGCCGGACGAGCTTGAGATGACCGCAGTCGTGGGGATAGTGTCAAGAATCCCCGTGCCGTCACCCTGGAGCATGGATTCCAGACCAGTCTTGAAGTAGTCGAGCGAGTTCGCGAATTCCTGCGAGTTCACGTCGATCAGGGCCTTGGTCTTGGAGTTTGTCGCGTTCTCAGCCAGCCAAGTGATCTGCGTGCCGAGGGTGAACGTGACTGGCGAGAGCAACTGGCTCTGCCATTTGGTTCCCTGCGCGATGCCCATGTCGTCGCCGTCTCCGATAATCTGGAGCAGGTTGCCGTTAGCCTGGATGGCCATCGGGACACGGAAAGCGCCGCGCTCGCCGGTGTTACCGGGAATGCTGTACGCTACCGGAATTGCCTTGACGTCGGAGCGGAACTTGCTGTACAGAGTGTCGTCAGTCTGGAAAGTCTTGGCGATCTCTGTCCTTACGGCTTCGCGCTCGATGGCTGATACTGCCGCTTCGTTTAGTGCCATGATTTGATTCCTTCACAAATAGGCTCACGCCGCTCCGCTCCCTGGTGCGTCGCTGCTGTGGCATTTCCCTGACTTGCGTTTGTGAAGGCGATAAGGTGAGTTTTCTTGCGTTTTTTTGGTGACGGGGGTGTTGCTCCACCCTCAAACTGCCTTAGTGCCGTTCAATTATGTGTCTGGTAGCGGAAAAATTTAGTTCCAGTCGTAGAACTTGCCGTCCTTGCCCCAAGCCTGCTTCTGGCGGATTCTCATAATGGTGCTCGTGCGGCGGGTGTCGATGTTCCTCATATCCGGCTCGAACTTCATGGGATTGTCCTTTGTCCCCTCGGGCTGGCTCCCCCGTGCGGATGTTCCCTTGGCGTTGCCCTTGATGACCGTGCGCTGGCGGTCACGGAGTCCAGAGCGGGTGGCCGATGTCGTCAGACCGAACATCTTCGCGACGGTGTCCACCATTCCAGGCAGTATCTCTTCGAGCTTGCCGCCCGTGTACTTCACGATGTTGCCGAGGTTCTTCGTTCTGCGAACCTGACCGTATTGCTGCATGAAAGTCTTGTCCTCGTCAGCGTAGCGTTGAAGCTCCGACAGGATGTTCTTCCTGATCGTCTTGAGCCGAGCTTCGTCGAGGTTCTTGCCGCGTGTGTATGGCTCCAAGGCCTTGTCCATGATGCGGTCGCGAATCGGAAAAATCTGGGCGTCTATGGAAGCGTTGAAGTTCGCCTCGGCCTGCGTTCCCAATTCCTTGCGCTCGCTGGCGATCTTGTCCTTCTCTCCCTTGAGCGGATCATTCACGGAAGACTTGATATAGTTCTCCATGTTCTGGAGCGTGGTTCCGAACGCCTCCAGCGCCGCTATGGCCTCCTGCGTCTTGCCCGCCTTGAGCAGGTTGACCGCATTGTACATCACCGGGACGGGGCCTTCCTTGTGGACCCATGAATTGTAGATCGGGGGGGTGATCGTGCGCTCGTAGGCGTCGGGGCTGCGCTTGTAAAGCTCGTTGAGATACGTGGGGGCCAATCCAGCCATGCCTTCGGGAGAATTGTCGAACATGGCGGCGACCATGTCGGGATCGGATGCGTCAATCTGCGCTTCTAGCGCCTCTAGATCGTTTTGCGCGGCTTGTAGGCTGGTGATCGCATCTCCAGGGTTGTCCCCGAGCGATCCAAGCAGGTCCTTTGCCGTCTGAGCCGCCTCTGGGGTCGGAAAAGCCTGGCTGATGTTATAAAGCTGGTTGTAATTGTGGCGGAGATTCTTCAGAAACTCGGAATTGGCCTTTCCGAACTCGGTTTTAGACAATTCCTTGAATTTCTCGTTGACATTCTTGATGGAAAGGTCTTTTACGTCGTCAACATCGCTCCCATCGTCCCCTTTGACGTCGGTTTTGCCATCATCGACATCTTCTCCATGATCCCCGGTGTCGGCGTCTTGATTCGCGCCATCTCCCTGGTCTTCGGAGCCTGTGTCTTGATCTTCGGAGCCGGTATCGACGGTAACTTCCTCTGCCGGAGCCGCGCCCGCGTCAGCCACGACTGGAGCCATCTCGACAACGCCAGTATTTGGAGCTAGAGCCACATCTGCCATGATTATTCTCCCTGAAATCCCCTGATAGCGCCTAGCGGCGCTTCACTACTGGTTCTTGTAGCTGATTTGTTCGGCGCGGTGATTCATGACGTACTTTCCGACGCCTCCGTGGATTCCCCACGGCAGCACAGCCGCGCCGAATTCTTGTCAGGAGCCAAACTCCGCCGGTTTGTCCTCGGCTTTGAAAATCGGCTCCATCTCATATCCGTTTTCGGTCACAAAGACCGCCACGATGCCCCCAGGTTTGACAACGTCGGCTTTTTCGGGGTGGCTAGGCGTGACGCCCTTGACCAAATCGGACAAGCTGATGATGTCGGACGTGTGTGTCGAAAAAGCCGTCACGCAAGGCCTGCTAAGCTGGTCCTCGAAGAAATCCCCGACCCCGTCCACGAAATCCGAGAGGCATACGCCGTTCTCCGGCGTCTCATTCGGGTTCTTGACGTAAAACTCCAGCTTTTCGGCGAGCTTATCTCGGTCCTTCCCGTAGAAATCGCTTCCCATCTGCCACGGGAACAGTTCCCGGCGCAGGTCAACGGCGATGCCCCCGATCTTTCCGCTGAGGACCTGCGCGGTCTGCACCGAGCGGAGCAGCGGTGATGAAAGTATGCGCTCGATGTTGACTTTTTCGCCGTTGTGTCTGTATTTCAAGGCGAAATCAGCCGCGTCATGGGCGTCTATGATCCCCTGTTCGTCGAGGGGGATGTCAAGCATTCCCCTGAATAAGTTTTTTTCGTTCAGGACGGTGCTGCCGTGACGAAAAATAAGCGCCCTGAGCTTTTTTTTATCCGGCATTCGGCACCAGCCTGCGCGGTGGCCCCGCCATGGCGGCTCGGGCTGCCGGATGAGAAATAGTCTTCTTCGCTATCTCAAGCTGTGCGTCCTGCGTGTCCTGCTTGTCGAACGTCCCTTCATCAACGGGGATGCCCAGCTTGGTGAGTATCTCGGACTGCACCTTGCTCGGCATCTTGTCGAGCGGGATCGTGACCGATATGGCTTCCTTCGGCTGCGGCACAGGGGGAGGCGTCTTGCCCGCTAGGCTTGCGGCATGTTCCTGCCCGTGCAGCGACACATTCTGGAATCCCATAGGATTCTTTCTCTTCGCCTTCTGGCCTTCCCTGCTATTGACCCAATCGCCCACTTCCTGCTTCTCCACGGCGTCGTTGTCCCAAACCGGGTCTATAGGCACGGACGACACCATCGGGGGAATATTCTGAAGCTGCTGCTCAAGCTGCGACACGTCGATGCCCTGCGCCTTCTGCTGAGCTATCTGCTGCGTCAACTCGTCGTGCATGGGATTCGGAAGCGGCTGCTGCTTGAGCAGGAGTCCGATTTCCGTCAGTTGCTTGTTGCGCGAGACTTCCTCGGGAACGGTGATGTCGGGCAAGCCAATGACATATTTGGCATATGCCATGTTCGAGGCGTCCTTCATGATCGACGCCGCGAATCCGTTTGGGTTCTTCTCGGCTGCGGTTAGGATCAGGATGAACGTGGATTTCTTCTGCGTCCAAGACTCTGGGAAGTTGTCGTCGGAATCCGTGTGCGCCGCGAAGCGACCCTTGTTCAGCGCGTCGAAGTCGATCTCGATTGCGGTGGAGTCGGTCAAAGCGGTACCCGGCATCTCGGTCTGGAGGTTACCGGAGCGATGCTCCGCCATCAGGATGACAGCCTGCTCGATGCAAGACGCATATCCTGCCTTGATGAAGCGCCAGATCATCCCGAGACGCCCAAGCGCTTGGTCGCGCTGGATTGTCGTGGTGCCCACGGCTGCATTAGCGCCAAGATCGGTTCCACCGAAGAGCGCGGGGAAGGCTCCGACCATCAGTTGCGCCACCTCATTTTCTAGGGCGCGGATTTGCGTAATCATGCTCGCCGGAACATCAAGCTGCGTCTCTACGAAGAAATAATCGGCCAAGGCCTTGTTGCCCGAAGTCTTCACCTGCCCGGTCATGCCGGGGGCGTTCTCCTGGTCTCCTATCGCGTTAAGGTCTATCTCGGTGGAGACCCAGCGCCACGGAATACCGTGGTCGAAAGTCGCGTACAGGATGTCGAGCAGATCGTTGAGGCGCTCCTGAATGGGAACAAGGGGGGTGCCTATTGACGGGCGGTGAGCGCCGTCTCCGGGATTTGCGAATACCTCGGTCCAGCTTTCGTCCATCGACTCTTCCACGGCCTCGCAAAATGTCGTGCCGACAAACGTGAGCTTAACACCGTTCGGAAAATATTGCTTCAGGAGCTTCTGCTGCTCCTCGTTTACTTCGTTGTAAAATGACGGTCTGATCCATGTCATTTGCCCGGTGGCAAGATGGGCGAACGAGTCCCCAGTGCAAAGCGTGGCACCCATGCCAGCGTTCACGGAAATCCTGGCGATGCGGTCGAACTGGTTCTGCGACGCCCCCGCGTTGGAGCCGGTGATTTTGTCAGCGACCTCGGGGAACATTTCCTTCCAAATGTTCTTGTCTTTTTCAAGGGCAAGCTGTAGGAACGGGGAATCCTTCAGGCACTTGCCCGTGATTGCACGCTTGACTTCGAGCGCCCCGTATGTGTGGACCCTTTCCCTTTCCTCGTCCTCGTCCCAACAGGAATGATAGTAGAACACCCCATCGGTGTACAGATAACGCACAGCTTCCTGGTTGATCTCGGTTATATTGTTGTTGCGTTCGATGAACTGGCGTGCGTAGTCTGCGTTCTCTGCGGAGATCAGGTCGTCCGGCTGGCTGAGATTGTCAGCCGTGAAACGGCACGTAGGCTTGGAGCCTGTGAGGGCGGAGATGATGATCTGTCCGTAGGCGAAGTATATGTTCTCGATGTTGCGGAAATCAAGCTCCGTGCCGTCATCTCCAACTCCGGTAGCCAGCACTCCGCCGCCTTCGCCAGCTATGTCGAATCCGCGATTGCCGCCATCGACTAGGCGCTGGTACCCGCGATACATGAGGCGCTGCTTCCAGGCATCCTTCGACTGCAAGCGCCGCAGGATGAGGTCACGTGTGCCTACCTTGTCCACGAGTGTCTTGAACGCGGCGATCAGGGCCTCGGGGAACTGCTCCTCGGGATCGCTGTCGCCCTGGTCGTTGTTGTCTAGAGAAGCGCGGTCATCTTGCGGCAGCGGCTTCTGCTTGTCGTCCTGCTCTGCCATGAAATCTCCTGCGTCGCGGGTTCGAGCGGAAGGGCGGCTTCCGCCCTACCCGCCTGACGCGCTTATCCTGCCAAGTTCGCCTTGTGGATGTCCCCGCCCTTCGAGAAGCGCTTGGCGAGATTGCCCGCAGCCCGAGCGGACGGATCGCTGGAGTGAGACATCCTGGACGCCTCCTCCTGTACGCTGACGCCCGCACGCTTGGCCGCGTTCTTCACGCGACCGGGCCGCTTGACCGCCTTCTGAATCCACTTTGCCATGTGATGCCCCCTTACGTGTTGAACAGAAAATTCTTGCCGCGCTCCCACTCCTTGGGTTCTGCTGATTCCCTGGGCGTCGTCGGTATGGGCGCGATCCTCGTGCCCGGAACAGGCACGGGCAGCGGTGATATGGTGTTTCCTGGGAAGCGTTCTTGGTACGGCGACGGCAGGGATTTATCCGTGAAGGTCTTGGGCACTGACGGATCGACGGGGGCAGGCAGACCCGGCGCTGGCTCGAAATACATGTCCCCCGACGACTGCTTGGGCGCTTCGGCTTGCTGCGCCACTTTAGAAATCCAGCCCTTAGCCATGCTACTCCTTGCCCAGCTTCGGGATGTTGTGCCCTTCCTTCCGGGCGTACGAAATCTGGATGGCTTTGGCTTGCTTCTTGTTCTTCACGATTGGCCCGCCTTTGCCGCTGTGCAGCTTCCTCGCCCGGTACAGCTTCATGATCTCGCTTGCTGGCATTGTCTTAGTAGCTGTGCTCTATCTTGCCGCCGAGTTTGCTCTCCACCTCTTCGTGGATGCCGGGATGGATTTCCTCCTCGGCGTGCTCTTCCTCGGGCATGGTGATATGAGCCGCGTTGACGTGATCGGTAGCTTCCTTCACGGAGTCGTGGGTAGATGTGCGCTTGTGTCCGTCCTCGTGGTGGAGGTGCACAGTGTGGATGCCAGCCTCGTGGTCGTGCTCGATGTGGCTGTGCATCACGGGACCGTGCTCGGCGTGAGCCTGCTCGTGCTCGTCCTCGTGCTCCATGCCTTCCTGGCTGCGGTCGCGTGGCTTCCGTGCCGGTGACTCCTTGGCCGCGTCCGATTTGGAAAATCTCTTCAACGCCGGTCTGGACTCGTCGTTAAGCCATGCCGCCGCTTGTGGGTTGGGATGCATCAGGTCTCCTATTGCGTCGCCGGGGTTTCGACGACGACTTCCTTGGGCTGCTCTCGGAGCCTCTTCTGGGCTTCGCGCCTGTACTTCTGCCAGGGCGTTCCGCCTCCCAGAAGCTCCTTGAACTTCTGCGCCTTCTCGCTATCTATGGGACGGAAAGTTTCGGCATTGGGCTTTGGATCGGGCTTCGGCTCGCGCAGCCGGGCAAGCTCTTCCTTGTAAACCCGCAACTCCGCACGCAAAGACGCAAGCTCCGTCAGCATGTCCTCTCGATCCTTACGGCTTATCCACATCGGCCTTGTCCTTGGTCAGGTCCTCGACGGCCTTGAAGAAGCGTCTCGCCTGCCTGTTCCTGCCCATCGAGAGTTTCGCCCTCCACGAGGGGATTCTCCCTATATTGGAGAATTGCTTAGCCTTCTTCTCCTCCTGCTCCTTCAATCGCAGGTCGGCCATGTACATCGCCTGCATGTTGGGCGCGGCGGCGAGCGTCTCCTGCCTGCGGACGGCCCTCGGCTTGACACTGAACGAAGCCCGGCGGGAGAATATCCCGTACCTCAGCGCGTCGCCCACGTCGTCGGCGATGGCGTCCACCTTCAGCACGTCCTCGATGTTCGCGGGATTTATCATCAGCGTGGGAAGCCCGGCCAAAGCCTCGCGGCAGTTGCGTCCGATCTTCCACTGCCCCGAGGAAAGCATTTGGTGCATCAGCAGCCACCCGGCCTTGCGGTCGTCCGAGGCTATCGTGGTGCAGGGCAGGTCGGAGTCCAGGAAGATGTCGTCCATCTGCTGCTTGATGGAGTTGGCGTCATAGTCGTGCTTTGACTTGGCGTCGGGGGAGAGGTAGATGGCGTCGATGGAGAGGTCGCGGGAGTTCTCGATGATCGCCTTCGCGAGGGCACGTGAACCCTGCTTCTTCACCACGATTTCTCGGAACGTGTAGCAGTTGCCGTGGGAGTCCAGCGTGTACCAGTAGACGGCGGCATGGTGCTGGAAGCCCCAGTCTATGGAAATCCACACGTCCCACCAACTCTTGCGCTCCGACTCAAGCCACAGCGGGTCGAAGGTCATGTCGATCTGCGGGGGATCGGCGGAGGGGTCGTCGATCATCGACCAGCAGTCGAAGTAGGCCCCGGCGACGATGTTCCAATCCCCTAAAATCCACGCACGCTGTACGGCTTTCGGCTGCATCAGCAAATTGTCGAGGTATGGCTGGTCGTCCTTGTACGGGCCGTCCAGGTAGGTGGCGGGGATGTAGGAGTAGTGCTCGCGCTTGTACTGGTGAGGCTCCATGCCCGGCGCTGGCTTGCCGTCCACGAACATCGCCTTGAGCCAGGCGTGCCCGACTCCTCCTGGGTTCGCTGAACCGGCCATGCGGCACACAACGTCGGGTATGGGGCAGCGGAGGGAACCCATAAGCTCGACGAACATCTTGTAGTCCTTCGCCAGGCCGATCTCGTCCCACCCGATGAAGGCGTACTCCTGCCCGAGGTACTGCGCGAGGTCAACGGAGTTGGCGGCGTAGCCAAACTTGAGCATCGAGCCGTTGGGGAACGTCGCGGTCTTCTTCTGGTCGGACCATTTGGCGACGCCCTTCTTGAACCAGTCGCTCTCCTTGAACTTGGAGATCACGGAGCCTTCGAGGTCGGTGAGGGACGTGCGGAGGACGAGGGCGTTCAGCCCCTCGGCGTTCTCCCTGTAGACGCTGCCGCCCTTGCCGTCGGGTATGAAGTTGCAGGCGGCGATGCCCTCCTCCAGGATGGCGCGGGACTTCCCCGGTCCGCGAGCGCCCCCGAACAGGCGGAACTTGCGGGGGTCGGAGTGGAACCGCATCTGGGCGGGGAACGGCTTGTACGTGCTGACGCCTACGATCATCTTGAAATTTCCGGGTTGTCGGGGATCACGGTGACATACTCAACTCTGTTGGGCAGCTTCCGCTGCAACATGGCGTAATGGTAGAAGTCGCCCAGTATCTTCTCCGTCCAGCATCCGCAAACCATCCAGCCGTCCGCCGCGTATAGGTTGATCTGCGAGAGGTCGCCGTCGTCGAAATTTATGCGTATCACCTCGTACCTGTCCCTAGCCATTTACTTGGCTCCTTTCCAGGTGACCTCGATGTCGTATTCGATACGCCTTCCGGGCACCAGCCAGAAACCGCAGGCCGAGCAGACGGGGCGACCGTTCACGAGTTCTGGAACTTTCTTATCGGGGTTGTTGCATTCGTTGGGGCATTTCATCCAGATGATGTTCATTTTCTCCTCCGGGAGCGGGA